GGAGAAGACGGGGACGCACCACGCGCTCTACCAGGAGTTCGAGGCCTCCTACGTGGAGGAGGCCTCAACGGCCGCGGCTAGCGACTCTGAGAGCGAGAAGAAGGTGATCGTTCGCAAGACGGCGGCAGAGAAGGCGGCTGAGGCGGAGGCCAAGAAGGCCGCTAAGGCAGCGGAGGCTGAGGCCAAGAAGGCCGCTAAGGAGGCCGAGAAGGAGGCTAAGAAGGCGGAGAAGGAGGCAGAGAAGGAGGCCAAGAAGGCCGAGAAGGAGGCAGAGAAGGAGGCCAAGAAGGGTGCGAAGAAGACGGCGGCAGTGGTGCCCGCAGCTGCTGTGAAGAAGGTGGCTGCCCCTAAGCCTGCGGCGGCAGTAGCAGTGCCAAAAGCAGCAGTGGCAGCACCAAAGGCAGCAGCAAAGCCCGCAGTGAAGGCCAAGCCAGCAGTTGAGAGCTGGTCGTGCCCCGCCGACGGAATGGTCCACCCGTGGCCTTACAAGGGCAAGCAGTACCTGCGTAACAGCGACAATGAGGTGTGGCTGAAGGGCGAGGACGGCGGCTGCGGCGAGTGGCAGGGGATCTTCAAGCCGACGGATGACCGCATTGATGACAGCGTTCCTGAGCCCGTGTTTGACGATGAGGAGTAAGCATAGCGAGCAGTAATTACCAGAAATGAAAAGAAAAATAAGAAAACAAAAAAATGAATAAAAATAAGAAAACAAAAAACAAAAACAAAAATAATTTTTAATGGATATACATTACATTAACTAATGATCCAGTTGATAATATACACCATCTGCGACACTAAATATTTCTAATACTTGTTTTTCGTAATCTAGACTTTGGCTAAATATAACCGTTATAAAGTCTACTTGGTTTACTACTAAAACTCTTGAACTATTTTGTGTAATTAGTGTACATATCATCAAAATTAATATGATTGAAAAGACTGTCGCATTGGATGCCATGTTACAAGATCTGTAATTGATTGTTATGGATTTCAATTTTGACAAAATAATGGCTGAAAAATTGAAATATCTAATAAGATAATTCAAGAGTTGCCTATAGCACTTCCAAGTTATTAATCCATTTCATGACTTCCATGATTTATAAAAAACGCGCGATAGTTGGATTGGATCCTTCTAAATATCCAGTACGAATGGGACAACGATGGCATAATGATGAAATTATGAAATTACTTATATCTATTGGAAAGAAGAAATCTATTGAAGAAATTGCGAATGATCACCAGCGCACTGTACAAAGTATACAATTTTATATTAGAAAAATAATGGCAAATTACTCTGATATTCAAAACTCAGAATCTACAAATAAACATATGTCATTGGCATATGTTTATACGCTTAATCTAGAGGGAGATAACAAGTATGTTGGATATACCAGAAATCCACAGAAGAGATTAAATCAACATTTCTCTGGAAATGGTGCTAAATGGACACAAAAATACAGACCAGTATCTATAGAAAATATTAAGAGTGCTCCAAGTGTTGCCTGTGCGAAGAAGTTAGAAACATTTGTTTATTACAAAATGAAAAAGCATTATGGTGCCTCTAAAGTTCGCGGAGCTGGACACACTAAATCATATTAGTGACTATTTGAAATATTAATTAATTCTAACAAAAAATTGAAAATGTGAATAGCACCATTTTTAGCTGTCAAAAAATGGCATACCTGCTTGCTTCCAACATTAAGGACTTTGTTATTAACAAATTGTTTACTAAATCCACGACCGAATCAACTCACATTGTCCGCGCAATCGTTAATCGTACGCACAGACAAGTATTTAAAATTAAAAAGACCGACAATATCTTTGAAGCAATTGATGCCGCATTTAAGGCGTATCCTGAATGGTCTAAAACCGATGACATTCGCTTTAATGCGTGCTGCGAAATTTGTGATACATGTGAATAGGGGTGCTAAATAGTATTATTAGCATATAAATATACTACAAAAGTATATTTTTCTTAAATAGTGAGAAAAAATTGAATTTATATCATCATTATTTGATTAGTGCCATTACAAGATGTCATCCGATGAATCGCAATTCAATAAGATCTTTAGCTGGATAGTAGGAGCAGACTATCTTAACAAACATCCTAATATACAATCTTATACAGTTTGCTCTTATGGGCGCACTGGATACCTGTTAGTGCGTACTCAAATTAAAGGTGTATACCTTCAAAATACATATGATGGATCTAAGTTGGTATCTAGTGTCATAATGGATACCAATGATGACGAAGATATGTAAAATTGACTTAGTGGGCTAAGAATATAGAGATAAGAAAATGTCTTATGCTGCTACGACTTATACAGATGCGACTACAACTACGTCAGTATTTATAAATGATTCTACCGCTACGATTACATTTACGAATACAAATCCAGTGAGATGGATATTAACTCTAAAACAGGGAACTGATACAGTTATTAAAAGAGGTGTAGTCAGTCAACCAGAAACTCTATCCTATTTGCCTGCTAGAATTCCATTGCGCGGGGAAGTTAAAAGTCCACCTGCTAATCCAGATGCGGAATGGTAAAAAATTGAAAAAGAATGAGTTATATTTTTATTGCTGCTATAAAATGTCTCATACATCCATGTCTCGTGAATCCATGCGCGGCCTTAAGGCTAAAATACAGGAAGAAGAACGTATAGCAAGAATAAATACTATAGTTGACTATATATATAGAGACGCAGTACGTGTCGCAACTAATACAGATAATCCATCATGTCTATATGATTTATCAGAGCATGGTATCCCTCTTGACTTTTATAAAGCAAATATGACAGAAATTATAAAAGGCCTTAAATCTCTGTTTCCAGATTGTTTTGTAGAGTGTAAGATTCTCACAACAGTAACTGCGAGAAATGGAATAAAATATGATATTTCCAAAAATGATATTAGTCATATATCAGATATTAGGGGGCGGCCGACTAAAATTGGAGAGTATATTGTCGTAGATTGGTCATAATGACCGATGGTTTTAGAAAAAATTGAAAACAAATACTATCGCTAGTTTTTGTTAGATAAAATGTCATCAGCACTATTTGACTTTGAACAGAGAATGAATACTACATGGCAAGACCGTGTAAATTCCATGCCAGCGCCCCTTGCTGCGTGGATAAATTCCAAGAATGCGGAGATTGAGAGTTTGCTTGCCTATAGAGCAGTAGAGGAGGAGACTTTGGCAAACTGCGAACAACAGCGAGAGGAAGAGATTGAGAGACTTATAGAGTGGGATGAGGAACCTCAGTATGAACCTGCTAATTACATCTGCTATGGAGACCAATTGACTGTTGGAGAGCTTCTTAACATGCTTCACACGATTGTTACCAATGATCCGAATGCGGCATTCAAGCCGATAATTCATGAATATGCTTTACAATCATGGTTTGCTTGAATTGTGATATAAAAATTAGAAAAATCAAAAATAGTTTTTTGATTAGATAAAATTGAAAATAGTTATTATAAATTTATAATAATGTCAAATGTCTAGTACTAATATATACGTCCTTCGTCTTGAAGGCGGTAGATATTATATCGGTAAGAGTGATAATGTTATAAATAGATACCAACAACATCTTTCAGGAAATGGTTCAGCATGGACCAAAAAATATAAGCCAGTTTCACTTGAAAATACCATTGAGAATGTATCATCATTTGAGGAGGATAAGATTACAAAAGAATATATGTCTAAATATGGTATTGACAAAGTTCGTGGTGGTTCTTATGTAGAAGTAGAGCTTAGTATGTTTCACACAGATGCTCTAAAAATGGAAATTTGGGGAGCAAAAGACTTATGTACTCAGTGTGGAAGAAAGGGGCATTGGGTAAAGGACTGTCATTATAAAACTGATGTTTTAGGAGAAAAGATAGATTATGAAGATTCTTCAGTAGAATGGTGTTGTGATTATTGTGATAGAACTTTTACAACAGAATTTGGTTGCGGCGTACATGAGAAATCCTGTAAGGAAAAGAGTAAAAAAACTACTAAGAAAGAGGGAGCTTGTTATAGATGTGGTCGTTCAGGTCATTATTCTCCTGATTGTTATGCAAGAACACATCAGAGAGGTTATATATTAGATTCGGATTCGGATTCAGATTCTGATTAAAAATAGTATTGATTTAAAAAATATTTTTGATCTAATAAAATTGAAAATCAATTGGCTTAATTAAAAAGTGCATCCAGCAATAAACAAATGTCTATAATCTTTACACGTTCCCCTAAAGGGATTAGAACTATCGTTGTTCGCAATCTCCCACCTATAGATAAAAATGATATAGGCACTATGCTTCATACTCTTCTAAAAATATTTGAGAATTGTGGAAATATTGATAGTATATATATCCCCAAGAATTTAGAAGCATCTGATAGTAACTATATAATGAAAGGTATAGCTATTATAAGATTCTCAGATACTATTTCCGCTGAGTACGCATACAATAATACTTATCACATAAATAAAAATAAAATAATGGTGGAATATGCCAAGAAGGACAGATAATAGAACAAAACTAAAAAATAAAATTTGATAGGGCTTTATTTATTTTTATAAGATACTACAAAAAATAATCCAAGAATAGTAAATGGAAAGCTTTAATGAGACACCCGTGCGACAGATTTCTTACGAACAATGGTGTGAGGCGGCAATTAAGCTAGATGACAGTCCGAATATTAATGAGGTTGAGGCTTCAATTCCTCGTAGCGGCTGGACTTGGCGTGTAGTACGTACTGATGTTAAGGGAATCTTTCTAAAAAACACTTATCTTAATGGAAAAGTGGTTACTAGTTCTTCAATGAATGTTCTAGTTGAGTGTCGTCATTTACGTGCGCGTGTTCCAGTTGATGCGGCATAATAAAATTGAAGAGTATAAACTCTAAAATATTTTTGCTAACATTTAATCCAAGCATTTCCAATCACCGACGTATTAAAGCACCGACGTATTAAAGCACCGACGTATTAAAGCACCAACGTATTAAAGATGGCAATTGTTTTACCATACCGAGATAATTCCTTTTCGGCTGGCGCATTATCAGTAGTTAGAGATGATTTTATTCCATTTATCAAGCCTGAATCTATGTCATTACAATTAAATTATAATATTATAAGATTTAATGACTTTACTAACTTTCTAGATTCAAACACCGTTATCGCAGGAAGTTTCGCACTTGCCTCCTATTTAATACAAGAGGGAGTTGAAGTTGATTTTGAGCCAAATGATATTGACATCTTTGTCTCTACTGAGAAGTTTGGCGGTGTAGATAATTTTATACAAGAAATGACCGCCTTTATGGCACGTTGTAATTACACTGCTCGTGAAGAAGGATGGCAGGGCGGCGATTATGACATTGGAGTAGAGATTAAGAAGGTTATATCTTTCAATAATCGCGCCATTAATAAGAAGATTCAGATTATTGTGGTAGAGACTTTAAATATATTTATGTATATCAGAACATTCTTTGATCTAAGTGTTTGTGCCACTTGGTGGAATCATAAAGAATATAGATTTGATACATTGGATCCAGAGCATACTTTGCGCAAAGAGATGTATACTCTGGATTTATGGATTGACATAGTTAAAGACAACCGCATACAAAAATACACTGACCGCGGCTTTACAAGTATTCGTAAACCTTGTCAAGTCATTTCAGACAGAGACTGGCGAGTGGAGCTAGATAATGGCAAGTTCAGTGACATAATAATCCATAATATCTTTACACTTGAAGAGTCACCTATGAGGGACTTTCTTCATGAGAGTAGATGGAATATTGTTCTGAAGGCTGGCGAACAGTATTATGGATTTGACCGCAGTGAGTTAATGAGATATATGGCTACAAAGAGAACATATGTGCGACAGATTGAAGACGAAGTCTATGAAACACCCTTTAAACAATGTATTACAATGGAGGCTTATACATATTTAGGATTTGGCGACTATACTATATATGAGTTAGAGAGCACCATTACAGTAACAGTTAATGGGGTAATTAAATCATTATTCCATCTAGGCTGTTATTCAGTTAGACAGTGGGTCAATAACTCGGTGGGAATGGTACTATCTCCTGCCATATGTATTTGAACTATTCCTAGACCAATTTGTAATATTTGTTTGCCCTAAAAATTGATAAATATTTTTTATGATATATATTGATAAGAAAATGATTGGTCTTATTGCATCATTTATCCAAAGTCTATGGTTCACACCTGATAGTGTTACATACGCAGATGAAAAAGCTCGCATTAAGGATATGCGTTCTAGGCTTCATCATGAAATCATACAAAAAAAGATAAATGAGAGCATTCTAAATGGATATGTTACCAGAAATATGTCAGATCATGAACATGACGGCCATTGGGCTACATGGTTAAGAGGCGAAGAAGATAGAGAGTCTGAAGTACAATTTCAAGCAGAGAACTGTTTAATATGTGGAGGATATAAGTTTCCACATCCTAATGATAATGAAAAGGTATATTGTCGCTGTGGAGAGCACTAATTTAATATCGAATCATACACTATTTTTATTAGACCTTTTACCTATTATCTTCTATTTTATTCATTTCCAATCTATTACGTATGATATAGATAGCAGAAATTGTAAATAATAGTAAATCAGACGAACCTCTTATTAATAGTGGTGTATCTAATTTAATTTGACTATATGAAATCCACAATGATGATGAAATTATATTTATAATAGAAAATATCAAAGAATATGGATTGGTAGATTTTTTGGTGTATAATAAATACATAAAGATAAATCTTCCTGATATGGAAATAACAGTAGCTGAATATGCTGTGACTAATTCGGTTGACATATTTATATTACATGTATGAAGATGGTTTATATGGTAATTTGTGTAAAAATTGAAATTATATAATTATAAGAAATTATGCAAAATGGCAACTACATTCTCTAAGACTATTCAAACTTTCCTTTTACAGTTAAGTAAGAGTCCCACCTTATTACGCAGGGATGTTATGGGTCTTACTAGCATAAAGAAACGGCTTCATAGCCAGGGTGATGCTAACTCGCAAGGCACTGGTAATCAACTAACAGATCAAGAAACATGTTTTGCGGCGGCGCTTGAAGAGAATGGCTTTAAGTACTCATCCGCTGCTTTACCGCCAGTTAATGAAGGGCTATACTATATTTACCAATTAAATGGCACTCAGCGCTCAATTGATTTTCAAACATATGATTGGTTTAATGGAGCAAAGCGATCATTGCTGAATTTTGACCTTAAGCACACAAAGACTGATACTTTCTTCCTCAATGATGGCTGGTTTCATGATAATATTGTGTATGTTATTTCATGGATGCGTAAAGTCTTAAACCCTCAGGGGAAGACATCTGCTCCTAGAAAGAAGAAGATGGTAGAAGCTGCCACTTTTATTGCTCTCGGTCAAGAGATTCCCACTGTTGAGGAGGTAGTACTATACAAGGAGCTCTGTGCGATAAAGAAGAAGTATAATACAGATTATAAGAGTGCTGGGAGTTTCCGTTGCTATTTGCGGTTTGCTAATACTTATAAATGTGATCGATTTACACCTGAATTCACGAATGAATGTTTGACTAAAGCAACTGCGTTTGTAGAGAGTGATAAATGTTCTATAAAATTGATTTAATATTGCTTTAAAATGTGTGTTGTCATGGATTGTCTATTTGGAGGCTGTTTCCCTACTTATCGCTTGTGGCATCAGAAAGATGGAAATCTGAAGTATTTCCTCATTAATCATACACGGCACGAAGTATTCAGAATTAATAGAAAGAAAACAATCTTTGAAGAAATTGAGGCCGCTTATAAATATTTCCCAGATTGGTTGCCAACAGATGATATTCGTATAGTTGGGGCGTGTGAAGAGTGTCAGTAAAGAGTTGTCAGTAAGGAGTGTTACTAATAAAATTGAAAACAATCTATTTTTATTAATGAGATAAATCAAATGCTTCCAATTAGACATCATAACATGAAATTCTGGCAACTAGGCAGTATCAGTAGCCGTGTAATTATGATTATTGTAGGTACATCTATGCTAATTGTACGTCCAATAGGCGAGGATGTAAGCAAGGAGAAAAAGTTACGTGATAATAAACTTACACCTCAAGATCCCAGTATTCAGTAACAATCTAAAATCTAATCCCTAGGAAAAAATTGAAATCGCAGGCGTATACAAATATTTTTGCTAGATGGATAATCAGTCAAAGCGCCAGGACAAGCGCGATTCTAAGAAAAAGAGCTCTGCTAAGTCTGTATACTCTTCCAAACACGTTCGCATTACACAGGCTATAGCATCCAAGACAACTAAATCCAAGAAATAATGGCAAAAATTGATAACCAATCTGTAAATCATACATCTGCCGTCGAGATTATGTTGCCTACTTTAATTATAACCAGGATTGACGAACAAGAAGAGGACTTATCTGATATAGAGCAAGTTTCGCAAATCATGTATCATGGTATTCCTCGCGAACGCTTCTCTATTTACTATTCTCCATTTAAGGGTCTTCTTGTACTTGAAAAAGGCAATGAACTATTCTATGTTTCATCGATTGATTCACATCTTCTTACAGTTAGACAAGTTATTCACGGTCTAGGTTATGTGAATGTACAAATATTTGTAGATTGGACCGAGAATGGAAATCTAGATCATGTTCTAGATGTAGAGGCTCACTGTGTGGTATCAAACCAGATTAATATGTATCCACTTGATTATCCTGTTTATAGACCTAATAGAAGCATTTTATCTAAAGAAAATAGATTTTGTAGCATACAGTAATCTATTTGTAACTATAATCAAAAATAATATTTATTTTTGGTGAAAATTGACAACATTAATTTCTTGGAAATAATTAACACTCTATAATGCCTCAATCTAAGAAATCGGTTGTAGCTGCTCCAAAAAAACGTCCAGTTGTTGCCAAGAATGCTATTAGTCTATTTAGTGGCGCAGGTGGAGATTCACTCGGATTAAAACATGCTGGTTATAATGTTGTAGCCTTCTCTGAATTTAAAAAGCCTGCAATTAACACCCATCTTAAAGAGTTTCCTGCCTCCAGACTTTTGACATGCCCTGAGACAGCCTCCGCTGATATTACCAAGATTCCTGATGAAACATTTGAATACTACTTAGGACAAGTAGATGTTATATTTTCAGGATTCCCTTGTTTTACAGCAGGGACGCTTGTTCTAACTAGCAGTGGTTATAAAGAGATTCAGTTTGTGTCTCTTGATGATACTCTCCTAACACATACTGGTACATTTCAAAATATTGTAAATCTTCAACAGAAAATCTATAGTGGGACTCTGTATGATTTAAAACTACATTATAACATTGACAATATTACAGCTACAGAGGAGCATCCATTTTATGTTCGCGAGTGTTTATCAAAAGAACTACGTACGTTTGGATCGCCACAGTGGAAGAAAGCATGTGAGCTGTTAATGACCGACTTTTGCGGAATGGTTATTAATAGACGCGAAGAAATACCAGATAATATGGACTCTTTAGACCATTGGTTTATGATGGGATACTTTGTTGGAACAGCTCAATTTGGAGGCTGGATTCATGATACTAATACGGTTTGCTTCAATTTCAATACTACAGTTGATATGTCTGAAACGATTAATCGAATTAGTAATGTTTTGCCATTAGTGCGAAATTTTGGTGGACTAGTATATAAATGCGTTGACACAAAATGGTCTAATATTCTGAAAGGCTTCATTAATATATCTGATTTGTCTCTAAGTAAAACTAAATTGATTCCTGAGTGGATACAAAATGCCCCAAAAGAGTTTATTAAAGCATTTATAGATGGCTATTTAGCAACCCATAAAACTACCAATACAGATTATATTATCACGACCACGTCCCATAATATTGCGTATGGACTTCAGCGATTATATCTAAAGCTTGACAAATTAATATGCGTCCACAAAATTGCCTATAACACTATACAATATAATACATATCAGCTAATTATTAGTGACAATAAGATCGGCTCCTCTTTCATTGAAGGAGATTATGTATGGTGGGAGCCACTATCAATTACAAAGCGTGCTGTAAAATCAGAGTTAGTTTATAATTTCGAAGTGGATATCGATAATAGTTATATTGTATGTAATACAATCGTCCATAATTGCCAGGGCTTTTCAAATGCTGGGAAAAAACGGGCAGATGATCCTCGCAATGAGCTTGTAAATGAGTTTGTTCGTGTTGTAAATACTGTCAAACCGCGTTACATAATTGGTGAGAATGTACATGGGCTTCTTTCACGACAAGGTAATGACCCAATTACTAAAAAGTTACGTCCTATCATTGATATTATTCGCGACTTATTCTCGGCTATTGGATATAATATTACTTATAAGGTTCTAAAAGCGACCGATTTTGGAGTTCCTCAAGAGCGGCGACGTCTGATTATTGTCGGCACGCCTCAAAAGGGTGGAGGTCTATATCCGCATATGCCATGGGATTCACTTAGTTCTACTACCTTTCCAAAGGCTACAGGTATTAGAGGATTTCTTGAAACACATTTGGAAGGCGCAGTGCCTTTTAAAGAAGAAAATATACCTGATGGACTATCGCGCCATTATTGGATTATAACTAAGGATAAAGAGGTGCTAGGAAAACCGCATCCAAATCTTCTTCGTCTTAATGGAGGAATTCGTAATAAATCTTCAAAAGAGAAAGAGGATGGATTAGGCGATGATCCAGTTACAGTTGAAGGTGGACTAATTTCGTTTGGAGTTAGAAAGAGCGCTTATCACGGTCAAATACTAGATCCAGATATGCCATGTAAAACTATCATTTGTACGTATGGAACTTGTCCGCGCTTATTTGTTGGGTTATACAATCCAGATGAAATGAAATATTGGGTACGTTGTCTTTCTGTAAAGGAACTGGCACAAATTCAGGGGTTTCCAGCCGAGTATCAGTGGCAGGGAAATGAAAAAGAGATTATTACGCAAATTGGAAATGCGGTACCACCTGCTTTATGCGAGGCGGTTATTCGTAGTTTGCCAAATATTGTATATAAAGATACTATACAGGTCAATTCTGATGAAAAAGGCAATAAAAATAAGGGAGATGATAGTGAGGATGAAAGCGAATAGAAGACAATTAGTATACTAATTATTTTTTATGAGGGCGGAGCAGATTTAGAAGAAGTAACAGTATTATAATACTCGGTCCACCCAATCTTAGCAATTCTACTCATATTACCTAGACAATATCCAAATGATGTTCCACTATGTCCCATGTCTGCGGTTTCACGAGCAAGGGCCTCAATCTCTGAACTTTCAGAGAACTCAAATCCATTCTCAGGCTTAGGATCAAAGTCTCTAAGCCACTCCCATAGATTTAATTTAGTAACTGCGTCAAACATATTTTTAAGTATGTCACGGATAGGCTGCTCATCTGAATACCAGTTAAAATCACCAGGAGTAGGAGTAGTCATCTTTAATATGTCGGTTCTTGGAATTGGGTTATGCTAATAACTTAGGCTAATATATAATTCAAATTTTAGGATTCGATTTATATTTATAGATATCTATAAATATATAGAATAAACAATTAAGAAAATATATTTGTTTATGCTACTTAGGAAAAAATTGAAATACATTTAATGCCTTGGATAATGCTGTAATATCCATATTAATTCTATTCCATATCCATGTCTGCTTCCATTCGTCATTCCATGCGTCCAGAGGCTTTGAGGGCTAAGTCACGTATCACTGAATACTGTAAGATTGATATGACTAATTCTGATTCAGATGAGTCTACTAGTTCTCCTTCTACTCTTCCTTCTACTTCTCTTTCCCCTTCAGATAATATTCAGTATCCTCTAGAGTCAAAATATAGGTATACAGCCAATGTGATTCGTTATCTTGTTGATGAATGTAATAAGGCTCAATTTGAAGATCAGCGTATACAGATTGTTGAAAAGATGTTCGACCATCTTATTGATAATCCTGCTATTCTTATGTATGAACCAAAGTTTCGTAAGTCAGTCATTAATAAGATGAAGGAAATTGAAACTCATATTAATAACCGAATTAATTTATATAATAGTGCTAAATACAGTAAAATACTGTCAGCAATTAAGAGTAGTATGCGTTTAAATGTGCGTAATTCTGTAATGCGTGAGAAGCTCTATAAGCATTTTGACGACATTAATTCTACATTGGCCGAATATGAAAAATGGTCCGTTGGTGAGTCTCTATTGAAACAGATTGGTGAGCTTTATAATACTATGGAAAGTCTTAAGAGGTCTGCTTATTATGTGTCTGATGGTGAAGATACTTATTAGATCGATTAGTTACTAATATTTATATTTTTTTACAAAATTACAAAATTTGACGCGATAAAATGGAAATATAATGAATCAGACAAAAGAGTCTAAATAGTATTCCAAGTTTATCAATTATAGAGCAATGACTTCCACTGTTGATTACACTCCTATTATCCTCGCACAGCTCACTGACTTACAGGGCAGGGTTACAAAGCAGGATGCGGTTATCGCGGCCCTTCTTACCACTGTTGAGCGTTTGAGCGGTCAGACTATTACCGTTAGTGATACGATGCGGACGTCTGTCCCTCTGCGGTCTCATCAATCCAGCGACGGACCTAGCTTTAAAAGGGGCCGCCCTCAAGTTGCTGGTGTT